CATGTAACGGAGTTCAACAGTCTCTTGATTGTGGAGCGGATGTTCCGCTGAATAGAACTGTCCTCGGGAAGGAAGTTCTACGAACTCTGTGGGCGTTACATATGACAACCCTGTAGTTTGAGTTGGAGCAGCTTTGACTGCTTGGGCTGGCGCAGGGGAAGTTGCCTTCGTGCGTCCTTTATTTCTCGACATTTACACCTCTAATGTATTTGTTTGTATTATGTCTTTATAGTATAACATGCTTGGATGAATGGTTCAAGCGTTATTTGTTATTTATGCTTTATAGTTTGCCCAATCGTATTGGATAGTCAATGTGATGTCTATCATATCTTCGGAATCATAAGCATGAGAACCAAAGGATACTTCTGTGATGAAGGCGTTCATAAGATTCCATTCGCCTTTCGGCTCTGCGGTGCCGTCTGGAGAAGTTCCCATTTCCTTGATAAGAAGTCTACCCATTGCCTCAGTTGCCGTCTGCTTGGTGATTGTTCTACTAGTAGCAGCATTGATGTCGGCAGGGTTGTTGTAACCAATGTTCCCGAGGTATTTCATGAAAATATCCGACGCATTTGGACTAACAGCGTCAACCAATGTGAGACTAATGGTGCTCCAAGTTACTCTTCCTGGGTAGTGGAATGTGTGATTGAAAAACGAATGAGCGTTTGAACTTACAGTGTAAGATGGACGATCTACAGACTTGGCAAGAAACTGAAGGCTGTTGCCAGCGCTATCTAAATCAGTTCCTCCAGCACCAGGTGTAAACTCTATAAGAAACCTAAAGGCTCTCTTTGGCTCGAAATTGGGGTTTGACCAGAAATCTGTTGACATTATTTGTTTCTCCTATTGATATAAATAGTCATTAGTTTAATTTAGTCCTCGAATCCTGCACCTGTGCTTGAGATAACAAAGTCAAGTGCTATGAACTCAATCGAGCGTGCTGGTTTGAGGAATATCTTGGCATACATGACATTTCTATCAACCAAGTCTGCGGTTGTTGTGCTTTCGTCAAGAACAATCTTGAAGTCTGAAAGTCCAAGTCTTGCTTGAACGCTTCTCAAGAATGGCTCTGCTTTCGACATAAAACGGTTCCAAGTTGCTGGAACGTTCTGATCGAAGAGGACAGTTGCTGCCATACGTGAGATTTCTTTCTTCACATAAATCATTAGACGACGAACGTTGATTCTATCGAGAGCGGAAGGAGTCACTTGAAGCGTCTTCTGTCCGAAGATTACAATTCCCTCTGCTGGGAATGAAGCAATCGGATTGACGTTTGCTTCATATAGAGTGTCTCTATCTTTTGAAGTTAGTCTTTCACGAGTCTGTATTACTGGAACTCCAGCAGAACCTTCTGTCAATCCACCTCGGGTGAATCCAGCAGGAGCAAACCATAGTTCGCTTTTTCGTTGTGAACTTGAGAATGTTCCAAGAGCAACGATTGAAGGCGGTGCCCAAAGAAGACTGTCGTTTACAGTATCGTTGATTTGAACCCAAGGGTAGTAAGCACAGCCGTAAGATGAGTTCATTGCCCTGTTGTTCAAGTTTGTGATAGCTGTTGAGACACTTCCGACTCTATCTGCGATAGCGTCTGTGCTCTCAGCGTTTGTTCTGTAACCAGAATCCAAGTCGATGACTGCAAGAGCATCTCCACGAGATTCGCATACCTCTACCATGTGTGAAGTAAGTCCTTCCTTGTAGATACCTGGCATAGCCATTAAGTTGTATTCTACTACTTCTGGATCAGCTACGGTGTCGATTGCACGCTTGGCTGAGTAGTAAGCGTACTTTGTAGAATCTGTGCCGTTGAGAGCACGAGTATGGTTGAATGGATCTCTCTCGGCGATGTCTAATCCGTCGTATCCGCCACATAGTGGAACGGTGAAACGGTTATAACCCTGATCGAGAATCTCTGTATATGAAGCGCTCTGCGCTGTCCAAGAGGTTCCTCCCAATCGAGAGCCAGATATCCATGCACCTATCGCATTCGCAGAGCCTGCGGTTGAAGGTATCACGTCATCAAGAGAGAACATGTATGAATATTCAGTTGAATATGTGGTTGCAAATGAATCAACAGCAGGTGGTAACATACGAACAACGTCTGAATAACTTGAATCATGACGATTGTTGCCATTCTGAGTTGTGTCGATTCCGAAGTAAGCGTTCTTTGGATTTGAAAGTCCGCCTGCGGAAGCACTCACCCTTAGTGGGATTGCTGGGTAGTATACACTTCCTGTGAAGGCTTGGCTCCCGCTTGCGATAAAGTTTGCATTTTGTGCTAGAGGAATCTGAGCGCTACCGCCTTGTGCCCAACAGTTGGTAGAAGGTGCCGAGCCACTTGCGCCGCAGTTGTACGTCCACTGCTTCATTCGGACTGGACCGAATGAGCCGAATGGAAGTAGTGATGAATCTGTTGCGCCCTCGTCAACATCGCTGTTCATCTCTACTCGGATGAACTTAGATGCGTTCAAGTAATTTCCGTAAACACGATGACGGCGTTCAGTGTCATCCCAAGAGAGATATTGATCTCCCACTTTTCGTCCGATGTAGTTGCTGGAGTTTGGATTCAAGTTTACTGAACTGTATCTCTCAAGAACAACTGGTGCGTTATCGTTATCTCTTGCGTCTCTTACAAGAACGCTGAATGAACCATATTTCTGATCTGGGCTCGTAGGAGCCTTGATATCTGCGATTGAGATTTTGAGTTTCTTTTGCTCGTCCTCGCCTGCGTCGAGAGTATGGAACTTGAATAGCTTCGTCATATTCTCGGCTTGATAGTCTGCATAAGCGCCTAAGTCCTGTGAGATAAACCAAGGAGTTTGTGCTGCTTGAAATCCTCCACGGAAGTTTGCGGCGTTTGACGAGCCACTATCTAATCCCAACACTGCTCCGAAAGTGGAAGTAGCTCCTCCAAGTACACTATTGAGGTGTCCTTCATATGTTTGTCCAAGCCAATATGATTCAACTTGAGATGGCTGAGTTATATTCGAGTTAGTCAATGTCGGATTTGTGTTAAATACTTTTCGAATATACTTTGCAGAAGCAGGATCGAAGTTGAAAGATGTCTCTCTCGCTCCTGCCCCTGCTGCTCCAGATATCGCAGCCGTGAATTCTCCACTGCTATCTGCATAGAGCGCGGCGGCGGACTGAGTAGTTCCAGAACGACCTCTTAGCGTACCTTTAAGTTCGATTGAGCCAGTAGTTAAATACCAGACTGCGGCAAGGACGCCGTTTGCAGTTTCTGTATGATCGGAACCTGAATTGAATACGAAAAGTCCGTATGCTCCGCCATTATCGTCGGCATCGCTATCGTTTTGTAAGGTTGTCTGCCAGCCTGCTTTTCCTGCTGCGGCGTCAGCCAATCCAGTTTGCTCGGCTCCTAGAAGACGAACCACTGTAGCGGCGTTGGAGTTGCGGAGGTATGCTTGTGCAGCATAGGAGGCATAAGTTGGGGTGGTATAGTTTCCGTCACGCCAGATGTCTCCACCTTGTCCACCAGCGATAGGGTTTCCGAAAACCTCGACGAACTCTGAAAATGAGTTTACTTTCACGGGACGCATTGCTGGCCCTCTCTCGGTGCGTCCAATAATGACTGGACCCATCTCCGCTCCAACTGCTGGCAATTGTGAATTGTCAACCTCGTTGATGAAGATGCCTGGTGAAATGAATTTGAATGATTTGACTGGCATTATGTGTTATCTCCTTGCAGCATTATAACATAATCTTCGAAATAAGTATTTATATTCGTATTATCGTAAGTAAATAGTTGATGAAAAAGCTAAACGCATAAATAAATAGTGACTACTCTCTATAAAACGGAACATTACCACTGAGGTGCATATTCTCATTTATGTCTCCGAATATAACTCTTTCTCTCGGCATCTTTAATTCCACTGCATTCTCTCTTCGAACCATCTTTGGCTGCTCGCTGTTTTTACCTGCCCCCATAACATATCCGATAACTCTGAATGTTATTTGGGACTTGTATCCTCTTTCGTCTTCGCCAAGAGATGATCCATTGTTTTCTATTGAATAGTCAGATCCAACGAAGACTTCGAAATTGTGTCCGTCCTTTTGAACGACGAAATAGTTTACGCCACCTGGGGCTGTCATAAACGGGGTTAGTATCTCGTTCATTTGCTGTTGATATTCTGTTTTAATTGTTAGCGTGTAAGTCGCTTCCAAATAAACTGGTATGGGTACTGTAACAGTCTCATATACCACTTTCTTATTTTGTTTCGGATATGTATCTTGTCCGTTCCCTACTCCGAGGACGACTCTTTTTGAGTCAGCGTTGGCGAAGTTGGCAGTTTTGTCTTGTTTTATTACTCTGCCGAGGGTTATGGAATTGAACCGTCCGTCTTTTGACTCTGGAATAGGAGAAAAGATTGAGTCTCTAGTTCCAACGTCTTTCGTTAATGTTGTTCTCTCAACAATCATAAGTGGGTAAATTAGAACTCCGTTGTTATCTCTCAACTCCCTGTCGTGTTTTATCTGGTATGCCCTTTCTGCGCCTGCCCAATAGAATGGAACTTTGTTCCAGCCCTTGTTGGTAGTGCAAGAGATGTCTAACGTGTCGTCGATATAATCGAAAAGTGCTCTGTCGATAGTTTCGATGGTTGAGGGCTGGAACGGCTGCTCTTGCAAAGCAACGCTTCCTCCTTCTCTCGACTTTGCATCAAAGAGAACTTCGTCTTTGTCGTATTTTTTACGTGGCATCGAATAGTCCCTCTCTGGATAGTGTACACATTGCTGTTATTTCGAACTTGTGATCTATTTGTCCGAATAGCTCTCTTGGCTGAGAGAGTGT